CTATTCCTGATCACTGCCCGCTGGGGGCGATTTGGGTTTATGCTTGTTCATCTGTTTGGCTTCCCAGAACAGACCAGTTAGCACATCCTTGATCCGTTGACGATCTTCTTCATCCAGCGGAATGCCGTCGAACATCAATTCGCCGTCTTCCTCCAGCATTTTTTTAAAATCCCGGCGGTCTTTGGAAGTAGCCCATTCCGGTACGTTGGAACGATAGGAGTCGTGTGAATGCTGCTCTACGTAATCATCGTCTCCCCAATATCCGGCGTTCTTCATCATCTCGGTATACGATACGCCGAGCGCGTCCGCTATTTTGCGGAGAGTAGAGGGCTTGGGTACGCCACGCAGCCCGTTTTCAATACGGGAAATTTGTGAATTGCTGATGCCAGCCGCTTCTGCCAATTGGTTAATGCTCCATTGCTTGTGCTCACGCTGCTGCTTTAAGTATGTTCCGAATGCTGGTTGTTCCACAATGGCGGCTCCCTTCTGCAACAGAATAAAAGATTAGTTCCATTATACCATTAGGTAATAGTAAAAGCACGTAATATGCCAAAAGGTATAGAAAAATAAAGCGAATATCCTGTTTTTGAAGCTATATCGCTTTTTTTGCCGATGGATAGCTATCCTAAATAATGCTATGTTATACTCATAATACGAACAAAAGGGGAACAAATTGTAAACGTAAGAGTTGTACGATTGAGGATTTTGCAAAAATCCAATAAGCGACTTCCAATGAACAATATATAGATCGAAAGGGTCTAGTTCGTCTATATATTGCACTTTGGAGCGACTGGAATCGAATTTTGCAAAATTCTGGATTTAAAAAATACATCATTGTCAAAAGGCATAAGATAAGGAGTGTTGCTTTACATGAAAAATAACTTACCCGAATTGGACAGACGCAAAACGCAGAACGCACTGGAGGGGGTATTTGAAAAATATCGGATTTATAGAACCATTACCTTTATGGACCGGGAAAGTTTTATCACAGCCGGCTATACGGATCGCCCGAACGGCCCGACGAATGTGACCAGCGATCCAACGGCACGGACAGCCGTATATAATGTAGATGCTCCTGCGGCTCGTTTGGCTTATTGCGAAATGGTGGATGCCGTAGTCGGCCGTTTGAATGAACGCGAACAGTTACTCATCCGTGAGCGCTATTTAAAGGATGACGATGTGTTCGACTACAAGGTTTACAATTATGTGCTCGATCCGCCAGTAAGCAAAGATACGTACACGAAAATCCGCACCCGGGCTTTTTACAAAATGGCGCTTGCACTGGCGGATCAGGGTGTTTTGAATCTGGGAGGCTTACAGAAGGGCGCGGATCGAAAATGGGGATGATGTAATAATTATCCATTAGTTCGCATTTCTATTTTAATATCGTTTCATAAAAGGCTTTGATTTCCTGTAATATCAGGGGTCAAGGTCTTTTTTATTCACACGAACATATGTTCTAAAAATACCGCCCAACTTCATCCCTAGTCTCTGCTTTTATCGTCCTTTTCCCCGGCAACGCATTCGTTATAAGGGTGTAAGATTATATCATCGGGAATCAAGACAAGAGGACATACCGAAGACACACACAGTCAAACGTTAGCCGGCCATCAGGGCCGGTTTTTTCATGCGGTTGTCGTCCCTGTCGATTCCCGGGAATTCGTTGGATAGAAAGGAGGAGTCGTGTTGCCTAAGCAAGGGATGCTGCAATGCATGAGTACGAGGCTGCGCAGGATGAGAACACGGAAGTGGAAAAAAGCCTGGCTAAGTAGCCACAACATGCGAGTGCAGGATGCGCAAAGGTGGCATGCCGCAGGATGAGACAAGCCTTTAAACAAAAGCTCATTGACATTGTTCCAGCGCTTCAAGGGCGCGTATACGATGTTCAGCCACCGTCGCAGACGGCAGAGGAGCCGTACGCCGTTATGGCGCTGGGCGAGGAAATTTGGAAGTCGTCCTGGGCCGGATATCGGCAGGTTGTCCGCATCAAGCTGTACGCAGGACAAGCCGGGCTGGCACAGGCCGATGTATGGGCGAACGCCCTGATTGCCGGACTGCACCGGGAACCGGTGACAGGCGAAGGTGAGGACACGTCGGCTTTTACCGCGCACTATTTGGGCGTGCGGGATGCGGAAAAGCTGGATACCGTTACGGGCAAGGCCTACAGAACGCTACGTTTTGGCGTGTATGTGCCTGAAACGGAAGGTAGTCCAGCGGCCGTTCCGGCAAACGGTGTTGCACAGCCGGATGAATGGCTGGCGGCGCTGACCCGCTGGACGCAGAAGCAGTTGGGCGAAACGTGGTCGGTGTACGCCGATGCATGGCCCGCACAGCCGGGACGGCACGCGGTGCTATGGCGGCTGAGCGGCTGCGAGACCAGGATGGCGGGAGCCTCCATGTATGAACTTCGCAAACGGTTCATCGGGCATATTACCGCCCCGGACACCACCGAAGAAAACCACGCGGCTTCCGCGCTGGTTGAGGGCTTCGCCGCTCAAATTCAGCTCCCTCTGGATCAGGAGAAGGGCCGTTATATGTCCACGGCGGAAGCTTCCGCAGATTTGCAGGCGGATGCGATTTTGGACGGTCAGCTTCGGCTGACGCTGGTACAGCGGCGTATGCGTCCGGCTGAGGAAGCGGCGCTAATCCGCAGAGTGGAAATTCATCCTATTTTGAAATGAGGTGGTCCGAGTGACCTTGGAAAACAACGAGCAGGCCCCGGTCAATGCCGGGCAGGAAGCAAGCGGTCCCCGCTATACGCTGGAGGAGCTTAAGGAGCACGCGGAACAATTGTTTTCCGTGAAGGAAGAAGTGCTGGCAGGCGCCTTTTTTGGCACACAGGACAAGCTGTTCACGGTAGCAGAAGCACACACTAAAATCGAACAATTTATGAAAGCGAAGGTGGATTAATTATGGCAGGCGGAACATGGGAAAACACGAATAAACCGGTATTGCCGGGTTTGTATATGAATTTTCAGGCAGCAGCAGCTTCAGCGATTCAAGGTGGCTCGCGCGGTACGGTCGTTGTACCGGTTAAAGCCAACTGGGGTCCTGTACGTGAGTTTGTAGAGATTGGTAGCGAAACGGCGATCAGCCAAATCTTTTCGAATGACAGTCTGGATGGAGCAACAGCGTATTCCACGCTGTATCTGGCTCTGCTGGGTGGACCGAAAAAGCTGTTGGCCTACCGTTTGGCAGATGACACGGCTGCACCAGCAACTGTGACGCTGAAAAGTGGCGGTGAGGCACCAACCGATGTGCTGCGCTTGCAGGCTTTGTACACAGGTAGTCGCGGTAATGGCTTTGCCGTAACGGTACAGCCAACCTTGGGTGACGAGCAAGCCCGTGAGGTGCGTCTCTATGAGGGCACTAAGCTGCTGGGTACGTATAAAGGCAGCGACGGTACGGCTGCTTCGATTGCCGAAGCGATGAACAAGAACAGCGAAAATGTATGGGTGAAGGCCGAGGTTGTCGGTAATGGCGGTATTCCGGCGGATGTCAGCGGCGTACATCTCACTGGCGGCAACAGCGGTAATAGCACGCTGGTTAACGCCGATTATATCGCGATGCAGGAAGCGCTGGAAGGACAGGAATTTAACGTCCTCGCGCTCGATTATGCAGCCGATCTGGCCTTGCTGCAAAGCTTTGCCGCGTGGATCAAGCGTGTCCGGGGCGAAGGCAAGGGCGTTATCGCCGTGTTTGGTGGTTCTGCGGCAGATGATGTATCCAAAACCGCTGTTAGCTTGGCCTCTGCCCGTTCTCTGGCGCTCAACCATGAAGGTATCGTAAACGTGGGTACTGGCGTGCGTCTGGCAGGTACGGACTACAGCTCCGCTCAAACGGCTGCTTATGTAGCCGGACTGATCGCAGGTCAACGTCTGAATCAATCCGCGACATATGCGGTGACGCCTTTTGAGGATGTAACCCGCCGCTGGACACGTTCCGAGCAGGAGCAGGCTGTCCGTAATGGTGTCTTCCTGCTGTTCTTCGACGGCCGTCAGGTCAAAGCGTTGCGCGGTATCAACAGCTTGGTGAACCCGGCTGCCGGGCAAAACAACGCATGGAAGAAAATCCGCTCCATCCGCGTTATGGATGCTATTAACGCTGACTTGCAGCGTGCAGCCGAAGAGACTTACATTGGCAAAATCAACAACACGGTAGAAGGCCGTCTGGCACTCATCGGTGCGATCAAAGAATACCTGGCACAGCTGTCGCTAAGCAACGTTATCGAAGCCGATGGCTACGATGTCATTCTCGATCCGGCTTACTATGGTGATGCTCCAGTTATCAAACCGGAGCCGGACCAAGTGTTCCTGCAATGGAATGTGAAGCTGACCGACGTGATGGAGCAACTGTTCGGTACATTTTACGTGCAATAAGAATATCGCGGGAAATTAGAAATCCAAAACTATATTATGGATCATTTTGAGGAGGAAAAATAAATGTTGGATGCTTCAAGAGTCATTTTAGGTACGTATGGTCAGGCGCATGTGGACGGGGTATGGCAGACGAATATCAATAAGCTGGAAGCCAGCGTAGAAATGGAAAAACGCGAGCTGAACCTCGTGGGCAATGACTGGAAGGTACACAAACGCGGTATTAAAAAAGGAACGGGAACGATGAGTGGCTACAAGGTTACGTCCGATATGCTTCGTCGTGGTTTTAACCGTTTTGAGATTATTACCAAACTGGATGATCCGGAAGCCTTCGGACATGAAAGTATTCGTCTTATCCGTTGCACTCCTGACAAAATTCAGCTGGCCAACTGGACAGCTGGAGAAGAAGTACAGGAAGAAACGACCTTCACCTTCGAAGGTTATGAGCTGCTTGACCCGATTGTAGCGAACTAATATGAACACGGGGGATGGGATGCTGTCAGGCGTTCCGTTCCCCAATACAAATTAAAAATAAGGGAGAATGACTTATGAGCTTGAATGAAAATATGACAGAAGAACAAATCTTGGACAGTCTGTTTGAAGCTGCTGAAAAATTACCGGAGGAAACGGTTCGTATTAAGCGCCTCGATATGAAAATTGTGCTGCACGGTCTCACCTCCAGCAAGGTGGACAGCATTCGTGAACGGTGTACAATTCGCCGTACCGTGAAGGGTGCAGTGGATGAAAAGGTAGATACTGAGACGTTCAATGCGTTGTTGATTTCCGAAGCTACCGGCAAACTCGAAGTAAAGGGCTTGTCTCTTAGCGGTTGGGGCGATCCTCGGATTACAAGCCGCTTGAAGCTGTCCGGTGGCGAACAGTCTGTCCGCCGTATGCTGTTGGCAGGTGAGCTGGATGCCGTAGGTGACAAAGTGCTGGAACTGTCCGGCTTTGGCGTGGAAATTGCTGATCTAAAAAACTAATCAACTCCGGGGGAATGACGACGATGCTGTACCACTTGTGGGTCCGGCACCACCTCCGCCCCGGAGACTTTTGGCAGCTCCCCCGTGGCGAGCGCATGCTGTTGTTAGCGTTTGCTGAACAGGAAATGGACAGTATGGTTTCTTCAAAAGCATAAACAAGGAGGTGAACATGAAATATGGCAGAAGCATTAAATTACCGCATGAACCTCGTGATTGATCCTAAAAACGTCATTAAGGCGAACCGCGAATTGCGCGCGATGGAACGCTATTTTGAGCGGATTCAAGGGCGTGTTTTGAAAATAGGCCGTACCCGCATGGCCCCGGAAATTGTGCTGAATGATATGGCCTCCAAAGGGCTGGATAATCTGTTGAACAAGATTAACCGAGTTAAATCTCAGATTATTAACGCCTCGGGGAATGTAAATGTGAAAGTAAGCTCTCAAACTGGATCAGGCTCGCCGAAGGTTGATAATAATCCAAGTATCGTTTTGTTGAGCACTGCGGTGCAATTAAATACTATTGCAGTGAATGCGAATACGGCCGCAATTGGGGATTTAAGTACTAAGTTGGGTTCTGTGACACCAGCCGCAGAGAAAAAAGAAGAGCCTAAGAGTGTAGTGACTAACATAAAGGATTTTCTGGGCAATGTAAAAAAAGTTGGTGAAGGAGTAAAAAGCATATCTGAAGCTCCTGAAGCATTTAAAAAAATGAAAACTGATTTTGGTACCCTAAAGGGCCCACTTGAAGGAAATACCCGATGGGAAAAGTTTAAAGATATGGCCCAAAAGACAGTTAATGTAGGGAAATCTGGAGGCGATTTTTTAGCGAAAATTGGCGGAGGTTCAGATTTAATTGAAGGCGGACAGGGGTTATTTGATCAGGCTACAAGTATTGGTATGATAAATCCAAGTGAAGCCGCTAGTATAGTACCCAGTTCTACAAGTTCAAGTGCTGCCGCAGATGCAGCCTCAAGTATTATCAGACCAAGTAGCGTTGCTGGTGCAGCTGAGGAAGCCGGGTCAGGCTTATTTAAGAATCTTTTAAAAGGCGGCGCGAAAAAGCTACTGGGTCCCTTAGGTTATGGAATGGATGTTATGAATATAGCTAAGGCTACCTCTGGTAAAGAACGTGCAGAAGCTATTGGTTCTACTGTGGGCGGGACCGCTGGTTCAGCGTTAGGTGGAGCTATAGGCTCATTTTTGCTTCCAGGTATTGGTACTGTGGTTGGCTCTACACTTGGAGGTATGGCGGGAGACTTTGTTGGAGGTAAAATTGGCGGGTTAGTCTCAGATTATGGTCCAGCGATTATGGATAAAGCCAAGTCAGCTGGTAAATTTCTTGGAGAAAAGGCTTCACAAGTCAAAGGATGGATTTCGGATAAGGCTGGAGACTTTGGTAAAGGCTTTTCTGATTTCTTTTCTTTTGGTAAGAAAGATGAACCTAAGAAAGAGCCAGCTAAGCCACCTGAAGTTCCTAAACCTGCAATCCCGCCTCATTCGACTATAGGTGCGTCCCTTAAGCCATTAGCTACTATGCCGCCTTTATATAGTGCAGTCGCATACGTGCCTCCGCAATCAAGTGCAAAAGGCGTCCCTAATCCTTATGGACCGATGGCTATCGCTAACCAAGGGGTAAATCCAAACCCACTGCTGAATACTACGGCTCATGCGAACAACGGAGCCAAAGCTAAAGGTAAAGCCAATGGTAATCCGACTCCTCAAGTAGTACAGATCAGCCCAGAACAAATGGGAACACTCTCCGGCTTTTTGAAGGATTTTAAGACGGAAACTACGAACCAATTCAATCTTCCAGCAGGGGCTGTACAGGTAACTGTGCATGAAAACAAGCTGGATGTGGAGGGACTTATTACGCAAATTGGCTACCGACTCAAAGCCGAGATTCTGCGGGCGACGCAGAACACCAAGCCTGCGAGCGGAGGAGCTATGTAATGCAGTAGGATGGGAGTAGCGGGGAAGGAGGAAAGAGATGGAATTTAGTTTAACGGATGGCAAGGGATTTAAGTTTATATTTCCGGTGAATCCCGAGGAAGTGACGATCTCACGGCAAAAGGGATTTGATACGACGACGATTTTATCCTATGGGGAGTTTGATTTTCCGCAAGGGGAGAAGGTGAAGGAAATCTCCTTCTCTTCTTTTTTTCCCAAGGAGTACGATGAATCGTATTGCAATTATAAAGATTTACCTGATCCGCAGGAGGCCATGAACACGTTGAATGGTTTTTTGCTGTCCCAAAAGCCATTACGCTTCATTATTTCAGAGACGGCTGTAAATGTACCTGTAATTGTAGCATCTCATAATTCAACCTTTCGGGGCGGGGAATATGGGGACGTGAATTTTGATCTTTCGTTGCGGACCTGGAGTGAAATGAAGGTATCCAAAAAAGCTGGCAGTGGGACGAAGTCTTCTACAGTCAACAAAAAGCCCCGCACGGATATGAAAGAAAAGAAGAAAACCTATACGGTTAAATCGGGGGATTCCTTGTCCAAAATTGCCAAGCTGGAGCTGGGGGACAGCTCACAATGGAGCCGCATTTATCAGCTTAACAAAAAGGTCATTGGTCAAAATCCGAATGCGATTAAACCGGGGCAAAAGCTGGTGCTGTTATGAGCTATAAAGTTATTTTACAGGATAAATATGATTTGTCGCCGCTGGTGGAGAACATTAATTTGAGGGATTCGCTGGAGCAAATCGCTTATCAGGGCACGGTAAATTTGGTCGTTACGCCGGATATGCCGCCCATTTCTCCAGGGATGCCGATTCGGGTTAGTGGCATTCCTTATGGCAAAAAAGACTATGTCCCCTTGCTGTCTCCAGCGGTTATTTGGGAAGTGGAAACCTCCAACAGTGGACTCAAGCGTATGACGCTGACATTGTATGATCGCACGGTGTATTTGGACAAGTCGGAGGATGAATATTTGCTCCCTGCGAAGCAGACGGCTACTCAGCGTTTTCAGAAATATGCCAGGGATTGGAAGCTGAAAATCGCTTCATTACCAGATACGAAAAAGACGCTGGGACGCGCCGTATATCGGACACAGTCCATCTATTCCATGATGCTGGGCGATCTGCGTGAAACGGCAAAGGCGGGCGGTAAGCTTTATCATCCTCGGATGATTACCTCCGGTTTGGAGCTATACGAGCTGGGAACGAATAAAGATGTGTATGTTTTGGAGAGAGTGACCGATACGACACAATCCCGTACGCTCGAAGGCGCGGCCACGAGGGTGAAGGTGCTGGCTACGGCGGCCAGTGAAACGGGCAACGAGGTTCCGTCCAAGGTGATGGCGCTGGAGGAAAAGGGCATTGCCAAATATGGAACGCTTCAGGTGATCGTGCAGGATGACGAGGTAAAATCGGGTGCAGCCGCACGTGAGTTGGCCAAAAGTAAGCTGAGAGGCATACAACAAACGATATCGCTAAATGCACCGGATATGAACACGATTCGTGCAGGAGACGCGGTGATGCTGGGTTCCATGAAGCTGCTGGTGATTTCAGTGAGCAGGGAATTAGGGAACCCCGGCAGTATGTCGCTGGAGCTGGGCACGTATGACGATGTAAAAAGGAGGTTTTATCTTGAATAAGGACCCCTACGGGCATTTGGCAACCGCGCTGCAATCCTCATTTCACAAGCATACCAAGCAAGCGCTGAGCGGAGTGGGTGCGGTACTGGGCACGATTACCTCCACGGGAATCAAGCTGGATGATTTTAAACACGAGCTTCAGGACTATTTGGTCGCCGAGCTGCCGGGATTGCTGTCTGTACCGCGTCATATGTACAAAGGAACCTCAACCGCAGTAGAGTCGGAGAATTGGGAGGGCAAGGAGCTGAAAACTTCCTTTTATATCGGGGAGGACGAGCTAGAGGATGTGAATCTGAGCCTCAACGAAGGACTTAAGCCCGGAGATCGCGTACTTGCGGTTCGGGTGAATAGTGGCAACGATGTGGTTGTGGTATGTAAGGTGGTGAGTGGACGTGGCTAATTTATTTCCCGAAACGGATGATATGCTCTGGACGGATATTACGGACCCGGATGTGCTGGAGGATAACCGGGCGGTATTTGGACGAAGCTGGCGGTTTGATTTTGAAGCCGGAGAATTTGTCATGAGTCCCAGTCGTAAAATCGTGACTACAGGTGAAAAAGAAGCCTGGGTGCAGTGGTGTGAAAAAGCAATTCGCACCCCTCGCTACCGTCATGTGATCTATTCTCCCGACTATGGTAGCGAGCTGGAGGAACTGATCGGCAGCAGCTATGGGCACGGTGTGCAGGAAAGTGAAATAAAGCGCATGGTCACCGAAGCGCTACTGGCAGATGCTCGCACGGCTAGTGTGGATCAGTTTACGTTTAGCTGGGAAGGCGAGGCGTGCCATTTTAGCTGCCAGATTACGAATGTGCGAGATGAAACGGAAATTGTGGAAAGTGTGGTGATCTAATGGCAGACTTGCCGGAATATTTGGTAGATCAGACGGAAGAGGAAATTTTGAGTCGTATGCTGGAAAAAGTGCCTTCGGACATTGATAAGTCCGAGGGTTCTTTTATTTGGGATGCGCAGGCGCCCGTGGCATTTATGCTCTCCGAAGCGGCAATCTGGGCACAGGAGCTACTGCGCCGGGGCTTTGCCAGTACGGCGGCCAGCGATAACCCGGATTTTCGCTCGCCTGAGCTGGATCTGCGAACAGCAGAGCATGGAGTGACACGGCGGGAAGCGGTTGCTGCCTCAGGTATGGTCACGTTCACGGGCACAGCGGGAACGACCGTCCCGGTGGGAACGTTGGTGGCAACCCCGGCAGATGATGTATCGGGGGAGGCTTCCATTGAGTATGCGACCACGGCATCAATCACGCTGGATGAGCAGGGTAAAGGAGAAGCGGCGATTCGGGCAGTCAATCCCGGTCGCAGCGGTAACGTACCCGCGGGCGTCATTCAGGTGATGGCGAGCCCAGTCAGTGGTGTTTCCTCCGTTATCAATACAGAGGAAACTAAAAGTGGCACGGACATTGAGAGCGACCAGCTGTTGCTGGAGCGTTTTTATGCCAAGGTGCGGAACCAGGGAACAAGCGGCAACAAGGCGCAATATACGCAGTGGGCGAATGAAATCGCCGGAGTAGGCGGCGTGGAGGTTGTTCCGCTGTGGAAAGGGCCGGGTACGGTGGCTTTATATGTGCTGGACACGGATAAACGTGCTGCCAGTCCGGATATCGTCGCTGCGGTGCAGAAGTACATTGATCCGACTCAGGATGGACAAGGCGAGGGGCTGGCACCAGCGGGTCCCGTGGTGACGATCATGCCAGCGACAGAGGTGGAAATTAACATCTCGGTCAAGGTACAGCGCACCAAAGAGAAGCCGTCCACCCTGGATGAGATCAAAAAGCTGATCGAAAGCGGTGTGCGAACGTATTTGAAGCAGCTAGCTTTTTACAAGGAAGACCCGTTGGTTCGGTATACCCGGATTGCTGCTGTTCTGCTGGATATTCCGATCATTATTGATTTCTCTGAACTGAAAATCAACGGACAGAGTAATCAAAACATTGAGATTGGATCAGGTCAGGTGGCGGTGCTGGGGACGGTGAGCGTCAGTGAGTAATGATGGTACGAACATGAACGATCAAACGAATCGTCTAGTTATGGGTGAAGAGGGGCAAATGAGCAGCTTGCGGGGACGCGAGCTGTTTTCCTATTTACCCGCCTACTATGAAATTTCCCGTGTGATGCGCTCCGATATGGAAGCGAAGGGTAGTGAACTGGATTCCTTGTATCTGGCGATGGATGCGACGGTGGCTCAGTTTTTCGTCCGTACCGCTACCTGGGGATTGGAGCGCTGGGAAACGGAGCTAGGGATCGCAACCGAGCTTAGTAAACCGCTGGATCAGCGGCGTTCGGTAGTGGAATCGAAGCTGCGGGGAGCAGGGACTTTTTCAGGCCGACTTGTCAAAAATGTAGCTGAAGCATATGACGGCGGTACGGTAGATGTTACCTTTCATCCCGCCGAATGGGGATTCACGGTCAAATTTATAGATACCATCGGGATTCCGCCCAATGTGGAGGATCTTAAAGCAGCCATCGAGGAGATCAAGCCGGCTCATTTGGCGGTAGAATATAAACTACGCTACCTGACCATTGCTGAAGTTGAGTCTATGACCATCTATGAAAATGAACATACAACACAGGATAGATATTTAGGAGGTGGCGCATAACATGGCAAGCGAAAAAACACCAAATCTAGGCTTAAATCAAATTGACCGTACATCGCCCAAAACAACGTATTTTGATCTGGAGAAGTATTTGGATCAAAACTGGCGTGCTGTAGATGATTTTGCAGGTGATGTGAATAATGGTATGGATACGATCAAGAAGCGTCTGGATACGACGGAGCGTAAGGCGGTAACTTTGGAACCCGGGGTGCAGATTGTTCATGCGGAAAAGGCTTCCCCGTTCTCGCTCACGGGGCTGAGCGGGCGTACGTTGGTGAATTTGTTGGGAAGATGGGGTAATTTAAGTAGTTTAACGAATATTACACCTTATCAATCCGAGATAGCGCTGGATACTACGAATAAGGGAACGATGCCTAATTCGTTAAAAGTAGCGATTAAATCGGGATATACAGTTGGAGTTGGGTTTTATAACGCTTTTAAATTTTTGGCTGGAAAGTACTATGTTGCAATCGCAAAGGTCAAGGTTGGAAACTCTACAAATGCGGGAATATCAGCCCCGAACGTTCAGGAAGGAACGACAGTAACGGATAAGACTAAATTTACTACGTCATGGTTCAGGGCGGCTCCTACCAGCGATGTGACTTCAAATATTGATTTGAGAATACAGGGGACTCAAGGACAGTATTCTTATTTTGAGGCTGTCCGCATCTATGAAATTTCTGCAGCTGATTATACCGCTTTGGCCTCAATGACGGGGGAGCAAATTGACGCTAAGTATCCATATGTGGATAGCGTAATGCCTGTACGTAATCCGTATGTAATCCGATATGGTGAGAACATGTTACCTAGCATCTATGAGGCTGAAAACAGTGCTACCACTGGTACGAAAACAATTGCTTCACCCTATGTCACTACTATCACTAAGAGTACACCGGGGTTCAGTTCATATGCTTGGAACCTTCCTGCTACACCTGGCAAGGCATACACGTTGTCTATGAAGGTGTTGGTAACTAATATCGGGGGAGTCATAGGTGCGGGAGGGTATTACAATATACGCGCATTGGACGCGTATGGGAATTATGTGGGAAACCCCTTAGATACAGGTCCATACGCAGTAGCTAATGGTGAGGTCACTCTATCACAGACGTTTACAACTCCTACTGGCACATTCGGATTGCGTATCATAATTGGAGCCGACACAGGCGTTTTTGGGACATTCACATTTTCCGAAATAAAGCTCAATATCGGTAGCATGGACAAACCATTCAAGCCACGTGAAGATTCCATGCTTGCGCTGCAAACGGATTTGTACGCAGATCCAGTTACGGGGGCGAATGCTGATACAGTGTTTGAACGGGATGGGCAATACTTCAAGTCTAAGAAGTGGCGGGGCTTGGCATTGGACGGCTCGTTGGCATGGGTGTATGGGGATGCAACTGCGGCAGGGCTAAAACAGGTTAAAGTGGTTGGCTTGGTTACTGGAGGTATTGCAGCAAGTGGTATGGCAACTAAGTATGACGGTAAGATAATCCCACAAGGCACCACAGGTAGCGTTGCTGATACAAACGCAGTTACAGGAGCAGGAGATTTTTACATCTCTATCCCGCTTGCCGATAGCGGTTGGGCAGACAGTTACACGCCGACAGCAGACGAGATTAAGGCGTATTTTATGGGTTGGAGGATGCGAGACCAGGTTACGACTGACCCATACACAAGCGGTGTTAAAGCCTGGGGGAGTGTTAAATCTGGCGGAACGGATTACTACACCAACACGCTACCTACGACACAAGCGCTTGATTATAAAACACCAAACCAACTTGTATACCAACTTGCAACGCCTACTGTTGAACCTATCATATCTGAGGGGCAGTTAACGTTCGTTGAGGGCGATAATCAGATTGAGACCGGTACAGGCATCGTGTTGCGCGAGTCTGCAAAGCCACTCCCCTATCCGAATGTGGCTGGTAGATACATGATAAACTACATCGGGTTAGCCGGGTATACCAATCCGCTAAAAAATATGCCCTCTAAGATTTTATCAGTGTACGGCAACGGATTTTCAGAGCCGTATCGATGGGGGAATACAGCCATAGACGGAGGATGGTACGGAAACGTCTATATAGACCAGTTATATGCTTACGCTCCTGAGAAATCTTACGCTGTTACGTATCTTATGTCTGCATCCTCTCCTATCGTACCGTTTGTCGGCTCCTACGCAGCCAGTGAAAAGACGTTGTTGCTCGACTTGGTAGACAGCGTACAGCAGAATTCGTCGCGTGTATCGGCTCTGGAGAACAAAAAGGCGGACAAGGACAGCCCGGCGTGGATCACCCCTACATTGCTGAATGGGTGGTTAAACTATGATTCGGTCCGTAGACCGTTGAGCTATTACAAAGATTCGATGGGATGGGTTCACGTCCAAGGATACTTAAAGGGAGGAACATCAACACCAGGAGCGGTAATATTCAGCTTCCCTGAAGGGTATAAGCCCGAAACTCCTATAGAGGTTAATGCTATTTCTAACAGCGGTACAGCCAACACACCTTCTACCCTATACGTAGGCAGCAACAACCTCCAGTGCAACGCAGAGGTTAAGAACGCATTCTTGGTCATTGATTTTTCATACCGTGCTAAGTAAAAAGGGAGGACAACATATGAAATTAGTACCTAAAGTAAATACAGACGGCCTCTATCTGGAGGACGAGTTGGTGGACGATGCCTTTTCGGGTGTCGTCCCTTTTTATACTCCATCTTTACTCACGCTATCTGATACAGACCAGCAGTTAGACACTTATCAGCTTACTATCGATAGTTCGAGTGCTATAGATGAAGCAAATTCAGAAAACATCCCTGCTGGCTATACCGTCGGTATTATAGTGCCACGGGGCTTATACCATCCTCGTTTTGATATCCAAAGCTGGCTGGCTTATGAAGCAGAATACAGCGAAAAGCTGGCAGAAGCACAGGACGCATACGAGCAGATCAACAAGGAATCACAAGCTTCATTTCAGAAGCTCCATGATGAATGGCAAAGCAAACCGGAAAACGAACGTGGGGACGAGCCTGTCTATCTTGCCCAGGCCTTTACGTCTCCAGAGAGAAGAGACCCCACGACATTTTGGAGTGAAGGCTTAAGCGAGGAAGCAATTAAGGAACTGACACAAAAAGCGGAGCAACAGCCAAGTGAGACAGATCAATTGAAGCAGCGTATTGCAGATCTGGAAGTAACGCTGACTCAGCTTATGCTGGGCACTACAGGGAAATAAACGGAGGTGAAATCATAACCATGGCAGCTTTAACAGAGGCTCAATTGCGTATTTGTACTCATGCCTGCATCACCCGCTGTGATCGGGGAGAGGGCGACGTAGCTACGATCATTGGCAGTTATGCTTTGGATGAACAGGAACGTGAAAAAGTAATGGAGATTATTTTATCCAAACGTTCTGATCTGGTACCGGGTAACGTAGAAGATTCGTCATCTGTGGATGTTTCGAATAAGCAGGGAGAAACGGCTAAATGGTATAGCTCTATTTTCCGCAAGAAAACAGTATAGCGAACAGAACAAAAAAACAGTCTGAACCCAAAGGGGGACGAGCATGTGTAAAAGAATGAATCCGACCATGACTGATCGTTCCGAGCAGAAAATGAATAAATGGAGTAATCAGCATAAAAGGATTCAATTTGGTCAGGCGACGGAGCAAGGGATGGTGATCGTCGGTGTATAGTGATGGATTGAACAATAATCAACTCAATATACAGAGTGTAATGAAGGATATCAAAAGTCAAATGCGCAGTGTGCGAGGACGGGAGCTATTCTCCTATCTACCGGCTTATTACGAAACCTCCCGTGTAATGCAAACTGATATGGACGCAAAAGGTAGTGAATTGGATGCTCTATATCTCGCGTTGGATGATACATTAGCCCAGTTTTTCGTTCGTACCGCCACCTGGGCGCTGGAACGTTGGGAGATGGAGTTGGGCATCCCTACTGATTTGGATAAGCCGCTGGAGCAGCGACGTTCGGTAGTAGAATCCAAGCTGCGCGGGAGTGGCAAATTTTCCGGGGATTTAGTACGAGGTATTGTGAACTCGTTTGGCGCCGATGGAGAAGTTGATTTTTTTCCGACGGAATACAAGTTCGGCATCAGCTTCGAAAATCGGGTTCCAGAAAATATGGCTGATTTTAGAAAGATCATAGAGGATGTTAAGCCTGCTCATCTTGCTTTTTATATAAATAACAAGACCAGGCTCACATTTCTTCATGAACATGAGATGGATCAGCGTCTCCGATTACGTTCAAGAGTTCGCTTTTTTGGTGGTCGCCCCTGGTATCTGGATGGTGTTGAGTTATTAAACGGAGGGGCTTCGTTGTCTGGCTGGACTGGGGAACGTCTGCGGTATTTGAACCGCACGAAGCTATCCACTTTGCATCGTGTGGACAATCATCAGGAAGGTAACGTAAAGATACGAAATCATTACTGGAAATTCGATGGAAGCATGAGGCTCGATGGTACCCGACTCTTAAGCTCAACGGAGACGGTTATCTCAATGTAGAGCACTTACTAATATGTGGTACTCATTGGTAAGAGCGTGAAAACTTGCAACATAGTTGCCTCATAATAAATGGATTAGACAAGGGTAAACGTTAATTTTTATGAGAGAAAGGATGTTAGTCATGGCAGAACAAGTTTTAACAGTCACGACCGCTTATGCAAGGGAACAAATGGCGCGTGCCCGCGCTGAAGGTGGTTCGCTAACTAAAGTGGTGAAGATGGCATTTGGTAGCGGAGGTGTGGATCAAGCAGGTAAGCCACTCCCTTTGGAAGGAACGGAACAGTCATTGAAAAAAGAACTAATCCAAAAGGATATTACCAGCTTTGAATTTATTTCACCTGCGACTATCCGTTATACTTGCTCGCTGGCCGAGGCTGAATTGGCTGGTGAAACGATTAATGAGCTTGCTTTGGTAGATTCAGCGGGTAAGCTGACAGCCGTTCGTACGATGAACAACAAGGTCAAGGACAGCGATATGGAGTTTATTTTTGAAATTGACGACATTTATTAAGGAGGAAGGGAAAATATGACTATACAACAGCCGCGCAGATTTGTTACCACCGATCAAGGACATGCGGATGTCCTGAATGTACCGATTGATACGCTTTATGCAAATGATCAACAATTGGCCGCACAGGTCGAAAGCATCAAAAAAGACCCGGCCGGGAACGGTGTTGCTTCCAAGGAAGCGTTGGACAATCACGCCAGCAATACAGACCTCCATGTTACAGCAGCTAAGCAAGCGGCATGGACTACAGCTGAAGCCAACGCCAAACAGTATACGAGGGATTATGCAGCACCCAAGGCGCATACGCATCCTGCATCGGATTTACCATCTGCTTCTACGCAGGCTAGGGGGATTGTGCAGCTCGACACTTCTGTAAGCAGTGGAGCTACAGATCGGGCAGCTACACCGAGCGCCACCAAACAGGCATATGACCGGGCAAATGAGGCATACAGCCGGGCAGACCAAGCTTTTACGCAAGCCGTTGATCTTAAAAATAAAATCGTAGGCGCGATCAACGGCAAGTTCGGAGGCGCCAGTCCCGACATGAGCGGCGACCAGTTAGCGGCAGCAATTACAAATGCACCTATAGTAAAATATGCCGAAGGAACAATAGTTCGGAGTGGGAATATAAGTGTAAATAATGGCTATGATATTGATCTGCCTGCCACAGTAACCGTATCATACGTGTTGCCGACCGCGTTTGCTATAAGTAAAGTATTTATCCGTTTGAACGGTTATGCGTATTTTAGCGTTTCTGGCGGGTGGTCTAACCGATGGATGCCTGGAGGCTACATCATCGCAACAGTCGGTAGCAATGGAAGCTTATCAAACGATATCGGCACCTATACTGTAAACATAAATTCAAGCAATCTACTTACAATTACTATGAGTATGGGGTCAGGAACCCTAACAGGTGCAAGGGCAAGGTACTATACGCTAGATAACATCCCTTGGTGGGCAATCGGATAAAGGGAAGATGTGGTGGAATAAACAGTTGACGACGACTTTGGATTTTATCATCAATTAAAAGGGCTAGCTAGGGAGAAGGTAGGTGTTTTGCAGTTGGAATATGGACTCTATTTTTAGTCTGTCCTGACTCATGAGGGGAAGTGGCATCATGAATGAACAAATCCGAAAATCCTTTGCAACCAAATTTGTACATCTTATCCTTGCTGGCCGCCATACTATCGAAGACGTTCCAGCAGCATTGCAGGAACTCGTTAAGGCTGATCTTAAAGAAGCAGCGCCAAATACACAGGCGGCAGAACGAGCAACAACGCAAAATGTTTAACCAGCACGCCCATACAGAGCGTGTTTTTTATGCCCTTGGATCAACCAAGGGCATTCATTTTACACCTTGATTCAAAAGGGGGAACAAGCATGCATGAAAAGGTCGATCAGATTTGGCTGGGGTTTTCCACGGGGACCCTGATCGGTTATTTTTTCGGGGGGTGGACGACGATGTTGACGTTGTTGTTATGGATGGTCATTATCGACTTTTTTACCGGCTGGGCGGCGGCCTGGATTAACGGAGCATTGAAAAGCCGAGAAGGCTATTACGGTATTTTTCGCAAGGTTACGGTGTTTTTGATGATTACAGTAGCTCATCTGATCGACGGTATTCTCGGGGATGCACATTATTTCCGGGATGCCGTCGTTTTCTTTTATTTGGCAAATGAACTATTGTCGATTATTGAAAATGTGGGTCGAATGGGAGTGCCGATGCCGGATATTTTGCGGAATGCAGTGGCGATTTTTGAGACCAAGTCGATCGGAGAAAAGAAAAAGCCAACAGACCCCTCCGACAAAGGAAATAAAGCTTCATAA